TCAAGCGAACCTCCTTGGGGGATAGGTGCTCCTTTAACGATATATACATCGTCTGCATTTTCTCCAGATGAACTATTTGTAACAATCTTAACATCTGCTGTTATAGCGTTGCCACTTGTATTTGACAATGTACATCCTATTACAATAGCTGTAGTAGACGAAGGTACAGTATACACAGCTGATAAGCTTGTCGAAGAATTAGCATCCGTTTTTAATTTAAAAGTATTTGCCATACTAGCCTAATGCAATTGCAAGAGCAGTAGCATCTCCTTGAACGTTATCATTATCTGGGAAATGACCTTTGGAGTAAGTAGAACCATTGTACTTGGCATAAAAAAGCTTGCCATCTCTATAATTGATAGCAACTTCACCTGGAGCCAAGCCATTACTACTCTCAGAGCCATTTGAGTTTACCGTAGGCTCTCCTCCAGAAGAACCATCCTTCTTTAGCTTGATAGTATTTGCCATTATTTCTCCTAATCGCTAAATGTTCCGCCATCAATAGTTGCTCCACTGATAGCTGTAAAATAACCTGTTGCAAATTGACAATCACCAACAGAACCAGATATAACACCAGTAGATTCAGTTGCTACAGGAATATAAGTAAATCTATGTGAGTTACTATCATCCATACCAAAGAACATCTTTTTAGCACTGCTATCATAATACTGTGCTAAGATACCTCTGTCTTTATTATCATCTGAACCTGGGGCAGAATCTCCACCCAAAGTCATAATTGGATCATCTATTGTTATTGTTGTCGAATTAACCGTCGTAGTAGTTCCATTAACTGTCAAGTTACCAGTAACCGTTAAGTTATCATCAACCTGAACTGTTCCACCAGCTGAGTCTATAACAAGGTTGCCACTAGAAGTGTCAATCTCGCCATCAGCAGTAACACCAACTTTAACATTACCAGCTGTTATACCAGCAACTGTTGGGCTAGAACTTGTATCAATAGCAACTGTAGGTGTAGCACCTTCACCAGAGTTGTTTGATAAGGCTATACCAGTACCAGCAACTAAACTAGCTACATAGCTACCAGTTGTTTCTGTACCAAGTATTACACCATTATCTTTAATTGTAACAACACCAGAACTTACAGCAAAGTTATCTGAGTTAAACTGAGCTATACCCTTAGCACTAGTTGTACCAAATATATTAGAATCAGTTACATCAACTGCTACAGTTACTGAGTTGTCATCACTACCAGAAGCTACTGTTCCAGTAACACCATTACCATAAGTAATATCTTGTAGTGTTGGCAAGTGAAACACTTCCACGCTGCTATTGTTATGACGGCCTACATACAGTTTTTTACCAGCTTGACTTAATGCAAGTTCACCACTAACTAGTGAGCTAGGGGCACTTGTATCAGTATTGCTACTATGGCGTTTTATCTGAATGGTATTAGCCATACTTATCTCCTATTAAGTAAACGTTCCACCGTTAAGGCTAGAAACTCCAGCTACTAAGACCTCATTCCAAGAGTCTTCATCTCTAACGTAGAACACATCATCGTCCGTGTCATAAAAAAGGTCACCTTCATTGACACCCGAACTTGGAGCTGAAGCACTTGCAGTCACTCCCTGCATTGGCAGATTCTGTACAATTTGATCTGCAGTTCCGTTGTCAATATAAAGATTGCCGTCATCACCTTTAAAGACAAGCTTTGTATAAACATCTTTAATTTTATTTGGTGCTGATAAAGTTCCAGCCATCAATGTTCTCCTGATATTATTACTTCATTAAATGTAACCGAAGCAATACTACTATCTGTAAAGTTTTCAGAGCCTACTGTTATTGCTGTATATGTAGGTTCTGATACAGCAGCAACATTACTTAACGTTGGTGCTGTTGGTCTAGTCGAAGCTGTATAGCTAAAATCATCTGGTGCATCTTGAGGTGTAAAGTTGTCAGCGCTATAAGAATTAAAATGCTGACCATCCCCAAGTTCACTAAATGAAAATGATATATCATCCCATTCTGCTAAACCAAAATTATTAGTTGACCAATCAAATGCTCTAGTGTTTATTCCCACTAATACATTCTCCCGCCCATACCAGTGCCAAATCTATTTGTTCCTGAACCTCTTGGGTTTGCATTTCTTTTTTCAGTATCTCTACTTTCTTCGTTATACATACCTTCATATGATGGGCCTACGCCACCTTGAGGTTCTCCAAATCTTCTTAATGGTAAAGCATCTTGCATTCTATCTGCTTGTCCTTGGGCAAATCTAAGAGCTCTTAATGTATTTTTACCAAGCATGCCATCTTCAGCTAATGGTCTACCGTCAGCTCCCATAATACCAGCTGCATTCATAGCTCTTTGCATTTGAAGTACGCTTTCATTACTTGATGGGTCAAAATCTCTCATCATAGATTGAACTAATCCATAGCCTGTATTTTTAGCTACTCTTGACTTATCAGCAAAATCAGCACTAGGCGATGGTATATCAGCTCTTTGACTAGCCATGTTAAACTGGTCTTCTTCTGATTTTAAAAATGGGTTTTGTCTTGAGCCAGCAGCTTCAGTTATCCCTAACGTTTTGCCAAGCTGTCCCAATAATCCTTTTAATCTGTCTGGCATAATAAACTCCTAAAAATCTACTGGTTTAATGTATTTAACAGTACCCGCTCTAGCTCTGTAAGCGTAGTTTCTACCTTCTCTCACTCCTTTTTCAAACTTTTCGTGAAAGTATTGAGCAAGTGGTAACTGTTCTGGTTTCTTTTCGTAGCCAAGCGCAATTGCTTTAGATACTATATAATCATGAAATTGTCCTGGGAAGTCACTAGTAGCAGTCCATGAAAAATTATTAGACGAAGGCTCTGTAAAACTAGTAGCTTTCTTATAATAAAAAAGAGTTATCTTTTTACCGTGTTGATCAGCAGATGGAGAATAAAACTTTTCTGCAACAGGGTCATACTTAGCTATTCCAATAGCATCTCTTTCAGTCCACCATACCCATTTATTTGTAGCATAGCGTTTACTGTAACTGTCTACGTATGTACCTGCCATCAGGTTAAATCCCTTCTTACTGGTCTACCAATTAACTTTGGTATATTAACATGGTCTGTACTTCCGTCAGCACCTTCCATATCTACAGACTTTATTTCAAGAATTGATTCGTCTAATGCGTAATATCTTTGTTCGTTATTACCATCTAAATCAAATTGTGTGGCTCTTTCAAGCATTCTTGTTCTTTGACTGTATTCTTCTTGAGCTATGTTAAGCATCTTTACTATTTCCGTTACTCCTAAATCAGGATGATGTTGTTGGACTAGTTCAACCATTTCTTTAAGTTTCATCGCTTAACTCCTTCTACAGTTGAGTCTAGCACACCAGATGTTGTGTAAGGTGCCATAAACTCAGCTAACTCTGATTTGACAATTTGATATTGTCCCTGTAACCAGTTATAGTCTGTAGTTAATTTACCAATAACTGTTGTATACAGACTAATCTTTTTTTGCACGTTAGCTTTTTGTAACTCAGCTTGATATATGGCTACATCTGTTTGAGCTATTGTAGAATCAGATGATATTTCAGTATTAACTTTTTGAGCTGCTGCATTTGCTTTGGCTTGCTCTTCTTGTATCTCAGCTTGGTAAGTTTGCATATCAACTGTAAACTCTTGAACTTCTTTGTTAATATCCGCTTGAAACTTTGCAAGATAACTAGAAGCTCTTTGTAACTCTTGTGCTGCAGTGTTTAAAGTAGACTGAACCATATCCTCATCTTCATCGTTTAGCCAATATGTAGCTGATTGAGCAACGGCTCCATCATCGTCTGTCATGTCAACGTCTATAAGATTCTTTGCAGAAGCTAAGGCATCTGCGTATTCAGAATCTAAAGAAGTTTGAATATTAAGAGTAGGCAGAGTTGTGCTTACGCTAAAATCAGAAGGTAGGTTTGATGCTAAAGCAATACTATTTGGCAATCCCTTACTGGTAGACCAACTAGGCAAGCTTGTAGACACAGAGACAGTACCTGACAAATCAGTTATTGCATCAAAAACAGTAGTATCAGCATCTAGATCAGTTGGAAGCTTAGCATTGGTGGCTGACATCTTGTTATAAATCAATTGACCAGCTGCATACAAAACTACTGCATGATATAACTCAGAAGGAAAATTGTCTATAGCATTATCATTATGAGCTACTGACGTATCTGGCAGCACTATACTTATCTTTACTATTTCATCATTATCTGGAATAGGAAGTACATTGAGAACCGCATTGTCAATATAATAAACTGGTGAATTTTTACTTGCGTAATAAATGCTATCTACATTCTTAGCATTACTTCTAAAAGCTGCATTTATTGGGCTACATTTTAGCTCTTCACCAGTTGATGCATTACCATTTCTTCTTACTACGTCTATAATTTTTGAGTTAGTGCTTAGCGTTAATGTCGTAGCACTATTATTTAATGTTTGCAAAGACGCAAACAAGGGTAGCATATCTGGGTTAGTTTTTTCTATTTGATTAATAACCCATTGAACACCATTGGCTAAAAACTTTGAAACTTCAGCTGTTTTACCACTAGTACTGCCAGCATAATATCCTACTTCGTCTACAAATGCCACTATACTTCCTGACCTCTCCTAGTCCTTGCCATTCTTTCACGCTTACTCATCTTTTTAGTCTTTGGAGTAGCTCTATCTACCTTTTTAGCAGTGGATAATAATTTGCCACGAGACATACCCATCTTAGATGCGTAGTATTTTATTACTGACATTCTATTATTTTTCATAGCACTTACTAGTACTTTTGCTACTGCTGCGTTCATTTCTTTTTGCCTTTTTTAGATTTGGTGTTTTGTTGGCGTCTGCTATTGTTGTTTACTTCTTCTTTACCAGATTGCCACTTGCCACCGATATCATTGCTTGTTACTATTTTCATATTACTCTCCAGTATAGGGGGCCATAAAGACCCCCTATAAATTACTGAATTATGCGAACTTTAACAAGGTGTGAGTTTCAGGTAGAGAAATCTCAAGACCAGCTTCGGTCATGACGATATCTTTCCTTCCGTCAACATTGTTGTTTTGCACATTAGTGATAATTTGCGTATCACGAGATACACCATTAGCAGCTAATGGACGATAAGCCACATTCTTAAGGTCAATCATAATAGCATAATCTTCCCACATTCCTCTGAATAAAGGTTGCTCAACTAAGTTGAGGTCACCGTATAGAGTGTTAACTCTAGTTACGTTATGACCAAATGCACCTTTAACATTTTGAATGTCAAGAGAATATCCATTGGAACCACCACTAGTAGTAGCTGTGTGTCCAAGTGCCATTGTGTTTCCTAAGAAAGAGTTTCCGCCAAGTTTGTTAAAGTAACTCAAGACTTTACGTGACGCAAGTACAAGTTTGTTTCCACTATTACCTGACTCAGGTGAGAAAACATCTTCCATTGCATCAATAAAATCATCGTAATCCGAACCAGAATAAGTAAAATGTTTAATCTTACCATATGATTCTGTGTAGGGTACAATACCCCATGTTCTTCTTACTGGGCCAGTTGATGTAGAGTCATCAGACCCCACGCCAAAGAGCATTGCATGCTCCAAGTCCATTTTATGTTCCATTAACTTTGTTTGCCATACTCGCTTATACTCATTAGATACACCACGATAGCGGGTAGCTAATGAAGTTCCACTAAACAAAGAGATAGCAGTTTTAAAAATCTGCGTATAACCTTCTCTATCGTAGAACTCGTCTTTCCATCCTTCAGGATCAGTTGAACCTTCAGCAAATGCTGAGCCAACTACCTGACCTTCACCACCAGCGTCTAAACGAAATTTACTAGCATTAGCTGGAGTAAATTGTCCAGAGTTTGAACTAGTAGGTACGTAGACTGCTTTAATAAAGGTTGCCGTTATGCGTGTGTGAGTGGAATCGTTAGCTAAGTCTGGGTCAGCGCTTATCTTATAATAAGCTACTGCTGGGACGTCACTTCCGTCACTTCCATCTGCATCGTATTCACCTTTGATTGCAACAATCTGGTCTTTTAAAAGAAATCCAGGTTGTTTACCAGTAGCGGATACACGACCATATTCGTCATAAAGACAATCTACAACTAGATTAGTAATGTTCCAACCTGAGGAATATGCAGTTGTAGCCATAGCTGTCTTTATTTTAAAGTTACGACGTTGCCACTGATGACGCTGTTCTAAGAATTTAAAAACAGGATCGTCAGTTGGTTTCTTTGCAACTTTAGACAAATATGTAAAGAATGGAGACTGCTTTGGAGCGAGTTCAGCAACTCTGTCACCAAAGTTAAACATTCGTCTTGAATGATCAACGCTTGATGAGTTCATTCCACCACCAGAGGTGGTACTAAACACGTTTGCCATTTATTACTCCAAATTAATCAATTGTTACCAAGGGTTCTGTTTATCATAGTCAGATATAATACTGTCCATGATTCTATCTTCTATAGAACCCTCATTTTGTCTATTTTGAGAGGGTATCACACCCATAGATGGAGGTACTTGCTGAGCTCTTTTAACTTGCTGAAACTCTTTTGAAGGAGCTGCAGCTTGTTGAGCTGGAGCAGGAATACCTTTATCTACAGAATACAATCTCCAAAGATTATCCAAGCTTATTGATTGCGGGTCAGACATAACTTTTACAAAATCATCAGCTGTCTGTGCATCAACTTTATATTGACTCATAATTTGCTGTTTAACGTTTGTCATTTGTTCTGCCTGTTGCTGTTCTGCTTCACGACGTTGAACTTCAGCTTGACGTTCCTGTTTCATCTTATCACGTTCATCTTGTAGTACTGCCATTTGGTACTCAAACTGCATGTTCTTATACTCATCCATTTCATCACGCCATTGTTGCTCAGCTTGAACAAACCTAGCGCTTTCTGAGGATGGGTCACCCATCGCTTCATCCATGTTAAAATTGTAAGGTTTTTGTGGCCTCTCTGGTGGGTCTGGAAATGATTCTTCTTCTACCTGCTCTGGTTCTTCTACGGGCTGAGAAACTGTCTGTTGTTGCGTTGCAAGTTGGTTAAACTGCTGTTGCAATTCTTCCTTCTCGTTTTTTAGTTTATCAGCTTGTGATTGCCAATACTGGTATCTTACTTGGTCATTTTCCTCGGTAACTTCAACTGATGGTTCTTCTGATTGTTGATTTGGATTTGCAATTTCTTCCTCAACTGCATCAAAGGCATCACTTGCAGAACTACCTTGTTCACCACCGAATATGACGTCATCAACAATAGAGCCCTCATCCTGTGTTTCAGCAACTTGTGCTTCTTCAGGAACTTCGGGGGTATCTATTATCTGTTGTTCTTCTGCCATAATATCTCCTATTTTTTAGACTGCTTCTCCTTAGGGCTTGGGGAAGGTGAGTCTGATTTGGAAGCCTCTGCGACTTCCTTTTTTACTTGCCCTAAAGCGTCATCTAGGCGTTTCTCAAATAGAGTGCCAGACATCTTAGCCCTATTTTCAGTTCCCTTCAAATTGGACTTTGTTTTTTCGATTTCGGCTTTCATCTTGGCGTGATATATTTCACGCTCTCTTGTTTGCAGGTCACCCTGCATGCTTTTGATAGTTTCCGTTGCTTGTTCTAATTGACCTTGCAACTGTTGTATCAAATCTGTTCTTTGCATTACGCCTTCCATATCGAATACTTCTGTTTTCTTCAATACTTCCTGCTTGTCGATAATACCTTTTTCGTAAGCGTCCATATACATTTCTAACTGTGCCATTCTGTTGGTTGGTAAAGTAGAGCCAGTAACGACTACTACATCGTATTTACCAACGGTAATATCGTTTACAACTTTTATTTCTTGTGACTTATCATCATACATTCTTTTGTTTATAACGTATTCATTAATACTATTATTAGGCTGTATAAGTCTAAATACTTTTCTTGTAGTATACAGTTGCTGCATAATAGGTATAGCTACCTGACCAAGCCTGTTAAGCCCAGCTTCAATGTCAGCAAGTTTACTTTTCATTTTACGTTGACCAAACTCATCAAGACTTACGGTTGCTTTGTATGTATGAGGGGCAACTGCTGAGTTACCCATAGTCATTTCATACAATCCTAGCTGATGGTCTATGTCATTTTTAGCTGTCATCTCGTTAGAGTAAAGCTCGTTCGGTAAGGGAGTTGGCTGAACTGGTGTTGGCTGCCCTTGATCAAAATCAACCTCGATGGCTACTCCAGGCTGGGCCCATTTCTGCTCAAACTCCCTCATATCTACCGAACCAGATGGTATTAAAATTTTTGTGTTTGTGCTTGTAGTAGCATGGGCGATAATAAGACTTCTCGTTTTATTGATGTATTCCTGCATACCTTTGACCATACGAACATCTGACATTGGGTAGGGAGTGCGGGTATGTTGATTCATAAAGAATACAATTGGGTACTTATCGATAGGGAGGACACGAGAGTAGAGGTGTTTATCGCCCATAATTACACATTGCTTAATTCTTTTTGTTGGTACAATCACAACTTCTATTGAACCGTTTTCTATTAAATCTTGAAATGTTATCTGCTGAACAATTGGTTTTTCTGGTAACTCTAAATTTCCTTCTTCTCTGCCTTGCGCTACTTGTTGCTCGTAAACCTGCTCTATTTGCTGTATAATAGCTTTTGCCTGTTCGGGTTCTGTAATAACATTTTCGTTAATTAACCAAGCTGGCTGCTGAACATACTTAGCGTATTCTTTATCGCTAAGCAAGTCTTCATCTCCACTAAACGATTCGAATACTCTATAATAATCTATCATAAGTGGATAGTATCTTTCGTATCCTCTTATGTATTCATCGCTTTCACCAAAATTAACTATTGTTTGAGTTCCTGGTTCTTCAGGGAAACTCATTTCACCGTTATCTTCACGACCCGTTACTGGTCTGTCTGTTTGGTGTGTTTCTGTTGAAGCATTCTTAATAGCCTTTTCATACATTGGATATAAAGCTTTTGCTTGGTCTTTGGTATACAGCCTAGAGATAATTATATTTTCT